CAGCGGTCAAGTCAGAGCTGCGCACATCTGCCCATTTGTCGATGCTGTTGGCATTGAGTTGACAGTTAGCGGCGATGATGTAGTGACATCAAAAGCAAAGAAGTACACGCAGGGCATGAGCTTAGTGTACAATGTGAACTGCGACAGAGAGGCTTGGCTGTGCAGCATTGGTGGATTGATGGCAATGCCGCTTGCATACGCAACGGCTGTCGAGATTTATAACTACGGCTTGAGCATCAGCCCGAATCAGAGAGTCAATACAACTGTGAGCATCAACAATGGCATCATGAGCGATGCACAGGATGGTATGATTGCAGGGCGCGACATAGCGGCAACGAGATACAGCGAAGAGCTCACAGCGATGTTGCAGAACATGCGACTTCCAAGCGACAATACGTGCTTTGACTGCCGCAAGAACATGAAGTATGTCACAGCACTTCCATAATGGCTACACCAAAGGAGATAAGCGAAAGGATTGACGGGCTGTTCTCCGAATGGAGTGGCGGCTTTACTCCGCTATCTTTCGCGGTGCTTGACATGCGCAGGGAGATGTACATAAGAATCTTTGGCACTGGCAAAGGGGGCGGAACTAACTCCGCAGGCGCAGCACTACCAACTCAGCCATATACTCCTGCATACGCTGCAATAAAAGCAAAGAACGGGAGACCTCCTTTGGAGCTCACAGGTTTTCTTAAAAGGTCATTTGCAACTGATCAAAGCTCAGTATTTGCGCAAGGGTTTGATGTTGCCATCTACATTCAAGGGGATGAAGTAGGCAAGGTAAACGGGCTTGAGAAACTATATGGACCAATCTTTCAACCAACAGACGAGGAACAATCAAGGATGCTTCAGCTGCATGCAGACTTGTTAGTTGAGCAAATATCAATACAGATAAGCAAACCATGAATCTACTTAAGACCATAATCGAAAGGCTCAATCAGCGCATTGAGGTTGCTAATATCTTCGACAAGCAGTTTGGACTTTGCGAGCTTAACGCTAACGGCAATGACAAAGCTTGGGTGCACTACATCGGCAATGGTCAAGCGGATGTTGTTACCAACTTCGATGCTAAGCAGGGCACATTGTTCTGGGCTAAGCGCGGCAAGGTGACAGTGCTTAAGACTGATGCTTACAGAGTAAGTGGATGCAAGCAGCTATACATCACGAGCTTTCCGCTTACTGCTTATGCAGTGGTCCGCAAGAGCCATCTGCCATGTGACAGCGAGGATGCTCAGGATTGGCTTGCTTCAAGAATCTACAAAATAACAAGCGGCACTGATCCTGCATTTAAGCAGAGCATCGGAGTGATCAACTTCGAGGTTGTTCCAAGTGGCTACATCAACGAGATTAAAACACTAACAGCAAACTATGAGTGGGCCTGTGTATCGGTTGACTTTGATATCCAAGTGATCACAACAACAGAAGATGGCTGCTATGACATTTGCCAAACGGGTGACATTCCGCTTCCAGATCTTCCTGCTTGCACACCTTGCTTGACAGAGGTTGCTGTTGATGGGGTGACTATCATCGGAAACGGAACGGCGGAAGATCCATTGGTGGCAGTTGGTGGCGGTGGCGGCACTCCGCTGATCACCAAAAATGAAGGCACTAATGTCAGCACTAACACAACAACATTAAACTTTACAGGTGCAGGAGTGACAGCATCGCTCACATCGCCTGGAGTAGTTGAGGTGAATGTGCCAGGCGGCGGAGGTGTGACATCGGTGACAGGCACAGCACCAATCGCTTCAAGCGGCGGAGCTACTCCAGACATCAGCATCACTCAAGCAGATGGCAGCACTGACGGATACTTAAGCAGCACCGATTGGAACACTTTTGATGGCAAGTTTGATGTACCAACGGGTACAATCACAGACTACCTTGATGGCTTAGGAACACCTACTGCTTTCCCTGTAATACCAAGCGGCACTGTAACATCGGTCGACCTCACAATGCCTGCTGCATTCTCTGTCACTGGCAACCCAGTAACAACAAGCGGAACATTAGCGGTAAGTGCAAGTGGCACATCATCGCAGTACATCAGAGGCGATGGGCAGCTTGCAACAACACCAACGGCATTGCCTCCAAGCGGTGCAGCAAGTGGTGACTTGAGCGGTACTTATCCAAGTCCAGAGGTGCACAAGATTCATGGAGTAGATATGCAAAGTGGCACACCAACTGCTGATGACTTGTGGATATATGGCGGTGCTCCTGCTAAATGGCAGCATGGCAAGATTAAGACAATCAACTCGACTACATTAATAGGTAATGGCAACATCAATACGGGCTCTGTGACATCGGTAGCTGCATTGACATTAGGCACAACTGGAACTGATTTAAGCAGTAGTGTAGCAACTGGCACAACTACTCCAGTAATAACCTTGAATGTACCAACGGCAAGTGCTGCCAACAGAGGCGCATTGAGTGCCGCTGATTGGACAATATTCAACGGCAAGCAGGCAGCTATCACTCCTGCGGCACTTACTAAGGTTGATGATACAAATGTAACACTTACACTTGGCGGCTCTCCTACAACGGCTCTGCTGCAAGGTGCATCAATAACGGCAGGATGGAGCGGAACATTGGCAGATGCTCGCATCACAAGTGCTGCAACATGGAATGCCAAGCAAGATGCCATCACATTAACCACAACTGGCTCAAGTGGAGCAGCAACATTAGTCGGTGCGACATTGAACATTCCGCAGTATGCCACAATAAGCATCTACAAGAGTACAACCGATGGTGCTGCATCGAGTGGAACTGCTAACACTTTCAGTCAATCATTTCTTGTTACTGGCAACTCGGTAGCACTTGGCAATATCCTTGAGTTTAAGTTAAGAAGTAGAAAAACGGGCGCACTTGGAGTTTATACTATTCGACTATATGCAAACTCGGTAAACAACTTAACGGGTGCGGTTTTACTTGGCACGTATTCAGGTGGTGCTGCTGCAGCTATTGGGCAGCAAATGGTTAGAACGGCAGCAGTAAAAAATATTACTACCAATACTGAAATGTTACTTGGCACTACATCACTTGCAACGGATTTCGCAAATTCAACATTTTCATCAATCGCAGTTGATTGGACTACCGACAAGTATATTATTGGTGCTGTTCAGAATGCAAATGCAACAGATTCCTCTTTAATCTCACTAATATCAATGACAATTATATGACAGACATAACTCTTGAAGGTGGATATGTGACTTTCTATTCATCAGCAATCGGTGTGGTTGCATCCAATGTAGAATCATGCGAGGTGGTTGATGAAAACTCCTTGCATCTTGGCACTATTGTCGGAGTGCTACTTATTAACATAGCAGAGTTCACAATTAACGGCATCACATTCTCGACCTCAGCTGAGGCGGTTACATACATCTTAAACAACTAAACAAATGGCAGGAGTAAAAATTACAGACTTAGGTACATTGACAACGGCTGTCGATGCAGACTTGCTTTACATTGTTGACATCAGCGACACCTCGCAATCTCCGCAGGGAACATCCAAGCAGATTGAAGTGGGCAACATGTTTAGCAGCGGCACTTATACTCCGACAATAAGTGCTGAGACTAATGGCATTGTGGTAACATCTAACTCATCAACATTTATCAAGGTGGGCAGCATAGTAAATTGCTCAACTCAGTTAGAGATTACTATGGATGCCGCAGAAACAACTGGCTCATTTGAATTATCACTACCAGTGGCATCTAACTTTACAAATCCTAAAAACTTATTTGGATTGATGCAATGGTCAGTTGGTGGTGTTTTAGCAGAAATTGTTGGATTATCAATTAATGCTGAAGTAACTAATAATACTTGTGAGATTCAAATTGAAACTGCTAATGCTGGTGCTAATATGCAATACGTTGCACTAACATTCCAATATGAAGTGCTCTAATAACGGCATCCGACTGATACAGGAGCTTGAGGGCTTGCGCCTCACCTCCTACCTATGCAGCGCAGGAGTGCCGACCATTGGCTACGGCGCAACATACTACCATGATGGCAGCAAGGTAAAGCTCGGGCAGACCATTACCAAAGAGCAGGCAAGCCAGATGCTTGTCGATCACCTTAAGGAGTTTGAAGGCAGCGTGACAGGATTGCTTAATAAAACCAAGGTCAATCAGAATCAGTTTGATGCGCTTGTAAGCTTAAATTATAACATAGGCCCTACAAACCTTGCCATATCGCAGCTGTTGAGGTTTGTCAAGCTTAACCCAAACGATCCGAGAATAGCAGCTGAGTTCGCCAAGTGGAACAGAGCAGGCGGCGAAGTTGTGACTGGACTTGTAAGAAGGCGCAAGAAAGAGGCGCAACTTTATTTTGCAGCGGTTGTATAAGATATATTTGCTTAGGCATAAGACAGAGCCATTTGTCATGCTTGACGAGATGGACCTTACCTTTGAGCAGTTTGTTGAAAAATTAAAATCATCATACGTTTTTAATCACATGTGGGGAGATGACAAGAAAACCAGTTAGCAAAGCAAGGCAAGTGCTTAATATTATTCTTAAGCACTGGAGGCCGACTATTGGCTCATTGGTAATTCTTAGTTCCGTCTTTGCGTTAATCTTCAAGCAGATTAGCACAGAGACACTCGCAGCAATTGTGGCCGCAATGGTTGCCGCAGGTTATATACCAAAATCAAGTGACAATGGATGACGGCATCGACTCAGTACAAGTGATTACAACCCTCGATGAAGGTTGCGTGGTGGGTATTGGCTGCAAGGTCCATACGCATCATCATCGCATTGAGGTTAAGCCGCAAGTCATTTATCAGTCAATGACAAAATTCACTATCTTTGGCAAACAATATTGCACTAATCAATGGGGGCAAACTTACGAACTGCCTGCCGATGAGCCAGTGCCAATACCACAGCCGATGCAACAAACCTACGCAAGCGATACAATCACACCGACAACATCTGCCTTTTTGCTTGCTCCAAAGCCAGAGGCGAAGATCATCATCAAGCCGCGCACTGAGTTTGCAGAATATCAACCGACAATGGATGCTCCAATCATGGGCATGCTCTTGACTTTTACAATCTACCTCACAGCTCAATGGGCATGGAGCTCAATGTCAGCTTGGTCTAACCTATACAGCGAACTCAACCAATGTCTTCGCTATTCATCTTAGAGAATAGCATCGATCTATTCTATGTGGTAACAGATGAGCATGGGCTTATTGTGTCAAGCAATCAACTGTTCAAGAATTACTCAAGCCACATCAAGCCAAGCAAGATAAGTGATATCATAAGCATTGAAGGTGATCAAGAAGACTTCATCAAGGCAGTTCAATTGGCTCGATTGCATTCGCCTGAGCCATCGAGAGTATATGCTCGCACTCGACTAAAAAATACCATTGACAGATATAACATTTGGAACTGCTTTGCAATTGGTGAGACCTTGCACTTTGTCGGCATTCAGTTAGTCGATGTCACCTCAATAAGCTCGCAT